CATAACCAGCTGTCTTAATTTTGTGGACATACCCTCTTCTTCGTCTATCATCACTTTATAAGACGTTTGTGTTAAACTATCCATTTATTAGCTCCAATTCTTTAGTTCTACATTAAAATTATTTCTTGAAAATTCTAGCCGGTCAACCAATTTGACTGCTCCGCCTTTTATTTGATCTACCGCCACAAACCCCTCTGGAGCAGTTACTTTATAACCAGCACCATCTTTAACAAAAGTTTGCGTTAATTGTTCCATATTTTCCAATTTAGATATTATCATCATTTTAGCATCAATTAACATATTCATTAAATCGAATATTTTTTCTAAATCAGCTTTCTTCTGTAGGAAGAACTTCAAAAACTCATTTTTCCGTTGTGTTTTTTTATCTTTAGATGCATCAGTTTTTAATTTATTAATATCTTTATCGTATTTATTTCCTATATATCTTATCAATTGTGTCACATGTGTTCTTGTATTTCTTATTTGTTGTCCTGTTTTTATTTTGCTATTATTAAAAGTTTTTATAATTGTATTAATTTCAGAATCATCAGCTATCATGTTTAGTGTATTCGCTGATATGTTTTGAAAAGTTCTTCCTACAGAAGAAAGAATTTTAGTAATAGTCTCCGTGTCCCTTGCTGTGAAGCTTGCTGTACCGGATGCATCAGTAAATTCTGCATCTCTAAACCAGATATCTTTATTCTTTAATAACCTGTTAATATTTATATTGAAAGACGATTTCATATCTTCTAATTTTGTACCTTTGTATTCCGTATGAAAAACAATGCCCATTTTTGAGTTTAATATCGTTTTTCCCAAATCAGAACCCAAAGGAACCGCATAAACTATAGTATTTGGATGAAAAGTGATATATCTCTCTCCTTCTATGGTTTTAATTAGCAAATCTTCTTTAGCAAACATCATATCTCCCTGTAATACCCCGCTAATTCCCAATTTTGGTAAATGTTCCAGAGCAACTTTTAACTTTGATGCAAGTCCAGGAGGATGATTATCATCAATATCTTGTGGTGTGTAATTTATTTTAGGTGTTTTATTGAAAATGCTTTTCGATCCAACAAAAAATTTACCATTATCAGGATTAATTCCACAAAAAACCGCAGGTGCACCGTCCCATTTAGTGGTAATGTAGGTATTTTTCGTTGAAGATCCCGCCAACATATCTCTAAGTGATTGCATAAAATTAATTGAACCTCTAGTCCCAGCCACTCCACCATTTAAAACTTCATCTTCTATGTGTTCTAAATGTAGATTTTTACCAGCTTTTGCTTCAATAAGTAATATGTCTCTAAACGTTTTCATTTTTTTGGTAATTCCCCAAAAGAAGGTTTATCTGGATTAACCCCCATATCTTTTAATTTGTCTCTAAGTTCTTTTACATCTTTTGCTGAAAAATCAAATTTGTTCCATGCATCACCATAAAATCCTTTTAATCCTTTTCTATAAATTTGAACTTCACCTTTAGGTGCATCAAATGCAACTATCATACCTCTTGGCATACCCTCAATTAAATGGTCTTTAAAAGTTTTCATCAAATTTTCCTTCCAATTTCTTTTGCAACAACTTCTCTTGTATAAATTTCTAACTCCGAAGAATATTCCCATCTCTTTGATGGTATCCTGTATTTTGCAACAAATGCATCTATATTTTCTTGCTGTTCTTCATTTTCAATATTTCCATCTTCTTCTTCATTATCTACTTTAATTGGTATATAATGAATTTTTTTAATCTTAATATTATTGACTATTTGTTCATCCCATGAACTATCTGTTTGTCTTTTTGATTTTGCATAACCATAAAATATACTACTCATTACCTCTGAATTCTTTTTAATAATTTTCTCTACACCATCAAAATAATCTTTTATTACCAATCTTAATGCTCTACCATCTCCAGACAGGTGTTTTTTCATGTCATTCCAAAGTTCAAATTCAAATTCTCTTCGCACTCTATCTTTTCCCAGTATTGGACTAAGATGTTTTAATACAAGTTCTCTTATTAAAACATTAAGTTCACGTTCTACTACTGCAAATTTGGGTCCCGTTCCACCCCTTTGTGCATTAGCAAACCAAGACATTTCAACCCATCTTCTACCCGCTGTATCTACAGTACTCATTATATCATCTCTGGCAGATACAATAATATCGGCATCCAGTTCTGCAACAACGCCGCCTCCTGCAGCTATACCACCTTCCAAATAACGAGACATCATTGTGAAAAATGCTGAGATGGACCTCTTTCCCCCCTCAAGTTTTTTTAATTCATATAAGTTTTCTGCCCTCAGCACATGAAAAACTGTTGTACGTATCGTATCTGGCCATATCCTTTTAAACATGGGCCCTGAAATAGGAATCTTTAAAGCACTAGAGGCTCTCCCTTGACTTGCAACATCAAACACAAGATTTGACGCACTTGTTTGCGCAAATTCTGTTAAAACTAAATCAAGATAGGTTTTCAACCTTTACTTCTCCTCAAGGCTTGTACTTCTGTTTGTGCAATTTTAGTAACATAATTTGATAAGTCTCTAGCTCCATTCACCCAATGTGTATGAGGAATTTTACCTAATCTTGGAATTACTGATTTTTTTATCCAATCTGTTTCTCTAGTTTTCGTATTAAAAGTATGAACTTTTATAATTTTAATTTTATCGACTACTTGTTCATCGTATACATTCCATTCTGATAATTCTGAATCTCCTCCTACCATACGACCAGAGGGATGCTTAACTGCTACTGTTCCCCTTCTGACATAATATCCATGAACTGCTCCTTGAATATCTTTTTTATGCTTCTTGAGAATTACATTTACACCATCAATATAATCTGCAATTATCAAAGACATCTTTTTACCATCATCTTTAAAGGCTCCTTGTAAATGCCACCAAGCTCCCAATCCTATATCTGGTTCTATTTTTATGAGTTCTTTAGTTTTTGGATCATGTTTTATTGCAAGGTCTATCAACATCTTTTCAAGTTCTTTATGCATAGTCTTTTTTTTGTCTATGTTCATCAATTCAACCCATCGTCTGCCGGTTTTATCTGGCATACTCATCAAATCACCCTTACTTGACATAATAATATTTGCATCTAATTCTACAATAAGTCCGCCCCCACCTTGTATACCATGTTCCATAGTACCGGCGTCCATATTAAAAAAAGCAGAAATTGATTTTTTCCTATTCTGTAATTTCTTTAACTTATCTAAACCAATACCATTTGTAACATGAAACACCGTTGCTCTTGGTAATTGTACTTGAAAAATCCATTCCATTGTGCTAGATGTTAATGGAATTTGCATATACTGAATTTGTTGAAATTCAAATATTTTTTCAGAAGCGCTTCTTTGCCAAGCTGGCGGGTCTTCTTTTAGATATCCTTTAAATGTTTTCATCTTTTATAAAGTTTTTTAAAATCCACTCTTGTACCAGCTTCTTTTTCAAGTTTCTCTGGTGTTACCTTTTTTAACTTGGCACGTTCAAAATAACTATTTTTTCCATGTGTAGCCACGAGCTTTATAAACATATTTTCTCCTTTCACACCAACTCTACCTGTATGCCAAGAGCTACCATCATATGCTACATATTTCTCAGTATTATCCTTAGATGTGTCCAAATAATATTCTACTTTTTCTTTTAGATGTTGTTTAAATGTTCGCAACTGAATCTCCTGAATTACCTGTTTTATTTGCAAGTGATACATGAAAAATTCTCTTAGGATCTGGATTTGCTTGTATTAAATCAGTAACATAATCCTTGAGTTGTTTTTGCTGTTTTACTTTCGTATACCACGATACTCTTCCACCAAACTTCACTTTCTTTGGTTTTTCAAACTCTAATTTAAAATTTGGGTCTGGTAAAGAATTATGAAATAATCTTTTTCTCAATTTTTTCCATTCAGGCCCAGCTGCAAGAGTTATATGTAAATCTTTTATTGGTTTCATATCTGAATTTTTCGTCACAACACCATCTCTCATTTTTGATAATGCTCCCATATCTTTTGAAGATAACATATACTTCAAAACACTTTCAACCTTGACTTCTTCTTTAATGTTATATTTATTTTTAATTGCTCTCAATAATTCTAATTTATTATTTTTACCAGTATTAACTGCAAATTCAAGAGCATAATTAAGAGCATCTCCTACTTGTATCCCTTTCAGTCCTATTCCCATTAAATCTCTTCCTCCAATTGAAAGATCTTTAATTGATGTCACAGTCATTCTTCTAAGTCTACTAGAAAGAGTAGGTCTATTCTTTACCTTTAAATATTCATCTATATTTGCGATACCTTTATTATCAACATTTTTTATAAATTGAACAAGTTTAAAATCATTTTTTTCTAAAAATGGAGAGTTATCTGTATATGTGACTACACTTTGAACTGCTTCAGCATCATTATTTGATAATCTCATTTTACTTATAACCTCTTTTCCTGCATTTGTACCATATCCATTCATTAACATTCCCATAAATGCGGGAAATGCTTTTTTATCAAGTTTATCAATTGATGCAAGATCAATTTTTCTTAAATTTGATTGTGGTAAAATATGATCAATTAATCCTGTATCAAATAATAATTTAATTCCAATACTAGGTTTCTCTGCTTTAGTAAACATCTTACGAAACTCTTCTTGAAATCTCTCTGATGAAACTGTTGATATAGACTTTGCGTTTTTCTTTATTTCTTCAAATGTTTTTGATTCAATCTTAAATTCAAATCTTGCCGCAAACTGTACTGCACGCAACATTCTCAATGGATCTTCTTCAAATGCAACTGGACTAATCATACGGATTTCTTTTTTCTTCAAATCCGTCATACCTTTTCGACCTATATCAATTACTTTTCCTGTATCTAAATCTTTTGCTAGAGCATTAATCCAAAAATCTCTTCTTAATTGATCTTGTTGAAGTGTAATTCCCTTTCCTAATTTGACTTCAAAATCCTTATGTCCCTTTCCCGTACTCTTTGAATCTATTCTAGGAATTGAAATATCAATTTCTCCGGAGCTACCTTCTGGAGTATACTTAATAATACCAAAAGATTTTCCAACCAGATTTACCTTTCCAAATGGTTCTAAAATTTTACCTAAAGCTTCTAATTCTATTCCAACCACTAAAAGATCTAAATCTTTTGATACTTTTCCTAAAATTTCATCTCTTACCGCACCACCAATTTGATATATCTTACCACCACCTCGTTTGACCGCATTTCTTACATCAGTAGAAAGTGTTGCCGCAAGATCATTTTCATGTATTATTTGTTTGAAGGATTTCATGAATACCGTGTGCTATAGATTTATATTTAACCTGTTCATCTTGTTTTTTATTTCCATAAATTGCGTCATTAGCATTCTTTAGATGTTCAGCAAAACCTTTGTGTAATACCATTTCAAATTTAAATTGTCCACCATATCCATTCCCATCTTCTCTAATTCCAATACCTGCAACAGGAATAACTTCTTTTGAACCTTCAACATTATATCCAATATAAGGGTTTCCTTTTTCATCTTTCAATGGTTCAAAACGTTCACTTATTTTACTATAATCATCTGTACCAAATATATGTTTCATTGTATGTGGATCTAAAGAAAGATCCCCAATTGCCATAACTTCTTCTCTTTCAGAAACGCCCTTCAATGGAAAATTACCTTTGATATCAGTCATCATTCCTTCTGTTAATTTAGGATTTTCTAGTATAGCCGTTATTGCCGCATCTTGATAATCTTGGCTAACTTGTCTATGTTCTTTAAGAAATTGTTTAGCTTCTCCATCACCAGCCTTCGCTACTTGATTTAATGCTGTCAACAATACTTTTGATTTATCTCTAGTTAAATCCCACTTTCCGCCCTCTTTCTTGTTTGTTATCAGTTCTTTTAAATCACTAACTTTTTTTGACTTCATTAAGTCTGATAAAGGTGGTTCATTGGGATTAATTTTATCAAAATGTTTAGTTACCGCCTCTACTAATCTATTTCTTTGATTTTCCCCAAATAAAGATGCTTTAATGGGGTCTGGTAACTGATCATCCCAAGCTTCAAATTTTCCTGTACCAGAATTTAAAAAGTTTACAAGTGTAGATTTTTTTAATGAAACTTCATGAAGAAAACTGCCGTCCTTTCCTTTAACTCTGAAAAAAACATCTGTTGAATATCCTTTATTTTCATCATAACCTTCACCCCACATAGCCTCAACATCTTCTTTTGTATCCCAACAACCAAACTCTATTTCAGAACCTTCTCCATGTTCTTTTTTCAAATAATTAAATATTGCTTTTCTATTTCCGTGTGCCGCATCAACCCAAGAATCATCAATTACTTTTTTCCTTTTTATCTTCCCCTTCTTATCTTTTTTATAATCAGGGTATGTGTCTTCTAAATCTTTATTATATTTTTTTAAAACATCTCTAAATTGATCAGCATCTTTATCATCCATTGTTGTCATAGCCATTGTCATCAATTCTCCCGCTTGAGCAAAGATTTTACCAGCACCACCCTTAACATCTGAATAATTCTGATATTTTCCTGACGCCGCACCAGAGGCTTCACAATTTGCCATTCTTTCAATAAGATCAAAAACTCTAGGAGACACTTTTTTTCCACGCAAATTATTTGGAATTTTAAATCTATCTGGTGGAGGGCCCTGGGTGGCAAATTTAACATTACCTAAAAATTCTTCTAAGTCTTTTCCTTTACCAATTGGTTCATTCACTCTATCACTATTTTGTGCATCTTCAATACTTACTGTTTCAATTTGTCTATGTTTATTTTTTTGATCGGATGTTTTTTCTTTTACTGTTGGTTTTTTCTCTGATTTTGTAACTACAGATTTTGCATTTTGAGTGTCAGATTTTACTCTTTTCTTTTTTGATTCAGAGGGATGTCGAAAATCGTGTGGGACTTCATCTTTACTATAACCATGTTTTTCAGCTTTATCATCTTTCTGTTGGGTTTTTCTATCTAATTTTTGAATTTCTTCACCACCTGTCGGATGAGTTCCATTAACCCAAGCTGTAGCATGGATTGCATCATTAAAATATTCTCTTTTATTTTCACCATTTTTAACACCAACCCAAGAACCACTATTACTTTTATATATTACACCTCTTCTTAATTGTTTAAATCCTTGATGTTTCTTATCTTTTTGCTGCTTTGTGTGATGGGCATGTTGATCTACATGATATGCGTGTGGGTCTTTTGATTTGGAGTCTTTATCTCTATAAGGGCCTGGCTCTTCCCTTATAAATTGATTAAATGATTGTGGCATAACTCAATATCCTGCTATAATTAAAGATTATAACTATTTATGTTTATAAAATTGTCTCTTGAGTTATCTAGAAAGGAGTTTGAAGGCATTTTCTAATCCGCCGATGAGATAATTTTTCCCTAATTTTACATCTGCGATTTTTCCTGGTGCTTCTCCACCAATACTTTTCATATTTTTTAAATAATCCTTCATTGCCTTCATATCAGGATTTGCTGCCTTAGGGATTTTTACTATTCCACTTTTTTCCATATATTCTAAATGTTGACCACCTCTTAATGTAATGAGCCATTCTTTTCCTCCTGCACCAGGACCATGATCCCAATTTATAATATCAATAAGTGGTACTCGTAATTTTTTAGCCATCGCTGCAATATCTGCTTTAGTAAGACCATTGCCTTCTGTTAATATTTGTTTTGCGATATTTTCAATTGGGCCGTCATAGTCTTCAACATACTTGTTTAATTCATATTTACCACTATCCATTCCATAAACCTGCATGTGTAATCTTTTTTTAACAGATTTTCCATCCTTTGTTAAATTGACTTTTTTGATAGCGGTTTTGCCGGGTGATGGTTTTCTTTGCCCAAATGTAACTTCTCTGTCCCATGAATCTTGATCTACATCAAAACCATGAGCTTTTTTGGTGTGATCTTTTGCGTGTTGAACTGCTGCAGAATAAGTTGGATGATATATGTCATATGGTTTTCGTGCTTCTTCAATTCCTGCTTGGGCTTTATTGGATTTTTCAACCTCTTTCATAGAATCCTTTTTTGAAACATTACTTTTATTTTTCTCAAATTGTTTATAATTTTTATTTTCTCTCATTGGATTATCAGAAACTTTAATTGTTGGATGATGAGCTAACGGGTCATGCACATCCTTTTTAGCTTTAGAAAGTGTACTCTTAACACCACGCTCTATTCCCTTTTCAACATGTAATGTATCATCTCTCCATTTAAATTTTCCAGAATGTTTCTTCAATAGAGAATTAATCCTTTCCATATTTCTTCTATTGGGCATTTCCTCAAGCTTAACTTCTTCAATATGAAATCCTTTATCATCACAATGATCACAACCTTTACCTTTACATTCTGGACATTTTACCTTATGTCCTTCTTGTTGAACTTCTTCTTTCTTTTGGTTTTTCTGTTGCTCTATATAACGTTTATCTCGTTCTTGATGTATTTTTTCATACTTGTTTTCCATCTCTTTATCGAGACGTTTTGATTTCGCCCATTCAGATTCTTTTTTTGAAATTTTGTTTACTGCTTCTCTTTCACTTCGTTGCCTTCGATCATCACCTTCTTCAAGATCCGCTTCTTCATTTTTCCATATGCTTGTTGATCCTACCTGTGCAACAGTTAGTTTTTTGTGATCACCTGTTTGCATAAGTTTCTGTTGTTCTCGTTCTGCTTTGGCTCCAGAACTGTGAGTACTAACTATGTTTCCTTTATCATCAGTAATTTTATGTTTACCTTTTTTCCATCCTTCTTTAACTTCCAATTCTTCTTTAGGACCATATCCCTTAGGCGTTACATCTGTTATTTCTACATCTCGTAGTCTCGCCCCTTTTCTCATGCGTGCTGCAACTTCTGGTTTTGGATTACCTTTTTTGTCAAAGAACTTTGCGAGATGGGGAGGTAATTTTGATGCTTCATCAAAATTGAAATCTTCTTTCATCAATTTCATACCCATTCTTTTTCGTATGACATTTATCTGCTTGATGATCTCTTTTTGTTTTGGTGAACCAGGCATAGATTTCAACCCCTTCACCATCAATGCATACATATCTGTTGTATCTGATGAACCTTCTTCAAGTTCTACTGATTGATAAGATTTAAATGTTTTCATTTTTTTAGTGCATATCCTTTTTCATCTCGATACTTTATAATTTTTTGAGCATCTTCTTTATCTTTTCTAGTCATTCCATGACCATAATTACCATAATTAGGACACTGTGGTAATTTTTCAACTTTTCCACCACGCTTTTTAAATTTCGCTATTGCATCAGCGAAGTTTGACTTATTTTCCTCTTCACCCATGATATGAAAAGTATCCTTAACTCCTTGACTTCTTAAATGCTTATCGACTTTATCTACATGTTTCGCTGGAACATGAAGTTTTCCTTTTTTCCATTTACCTTCTACATTAATATCAGACAATGCCATCTTTACTTGTAATTCTAGGCCCTCATCTACGGTTTCTTGTAAAACTTCTGAATTTTCATCAGGAATTCTTTGTTCTTCTGGTGTCATTTCCGGTTGAACGTCTTCAGGTGTATCTGTCTCAGGTGGGTTTGCGGAAGGATTAACTACCGACAAAACAGCGTTATTTAAATTTTCAAATTTTGATTTCTCAGTAAACCACATAATAGTCTCCGTTATAGTAATATGTATTTGCTATATTTAGTTAAAATTAAACTTGTCAAAGTCTTTCTTTTTTTCAGTATTCTCTGTGGAAGGAACATCATCATATTCATCTGTTTTTTTAACTTTTTTGCTATTATCAACAATATCAGTAATACCTGTTTGTGCAGACTCTTCAAGATCAAACAGTCTCATTTTTGTTCTATCCACCCCAATCATAAATCTTTTATAATATGTTGGGTCGCTATATCTATTTTTTAATTGCTTAACTAAAAATTGACCCAATTCTTCAAGCTCTTCTGTAGATATTATGGCAAACATAAAATCAGCCGTGGCAGGTAAACCAAAAGATTCAGACGTATCTTCCAATCCAATATCTGTAGAAGTAAATCCACTTCTTGTAGTTTGTGTAGCAGAAACAATAGGAACATTATATTCAACGGCAAGACCTCTTAATTCTTCCGCAATAGATTTAATATATGAATAAGAATTTACATATGCTCCTGCTTTGATTCTAGATGAAGTACATATATTTAAATAATCAATAAAAATAATATCTGGTTTAAAATCTCTTTTTAAAGCCAATTCATTCAGAAGACTTCTAAAATGTTGGGCTCCTGCTGCGGCAGTTGGATATTCTTTTATAATTAATGTTCCTTTAGCCTTATTTTTCAGCTTTTCTACTTTTTGATCAAAAATAGCCTTTGGTAAATCAGAAATATCATCCATAGAAACATTTAAAAGATTCGCATCAATTCTCATTGCAATCTTTTCTTCTGCCATTTCTAATGTAATATATAATACATTTTTACTTTCATTTAAACAATTAGCCGCAACATGACACATGAATAAAGATTTACCAACTCCTGTACCAGCCAAACAAATATTTAATGTCTTTTTTGATAATCCACCCTTTGTAATCTTATTAAAATATTCTAAATCAAAAGGGACCTTTTCCTCAACCTTATGATAAAAATCATAACGTTCATTACTATCATTTATATAATCATGACCAATATGAGGATCAAATGTTACTGCTAAAGCATCTGTAAGAATTTCTGGTATCTTTCCTTTATCTTCTTTAGTTTTACTATTAGGACTAATGATTTGAACACTTTCCATAATAGCATTATAAATGGATTTATCTTGACAAAATGATTCTGTAGTATTAAGTAACCACTCCTCATCAGATATTTCTTCTTTATTTTCTTCTAAAAATCCAACAAGTTTAACACAACTATTATAATCATCTTCATGAAGATCTGTCCTTTCACTCAAATTAATTACAACTGCCTCTTTTGTTGGGAGATTATTATAAGTCGAAATAAATGAATGCAATTCTTCAAAAAGTGCCTTTTCTCCTTTATCTTCAAAAAATACACCTTTAAGATAAGGTATAACTTTGCGAGTATACGTTTCATTATATAATAGATTTTTTAATATTAAATGTTCAACTCTATCCATCTAATTCTGTTACTCCCACTTGACCATATAAAAATTCTTTTTTGCAAGCTGCATTTATACCATCCATAATATCATCTGTAAAAAACTTGTCTGGATCTGCATAAACCGCCTTTCCATAATGTTTTCCTCCATCTGGAAATTCATATCTATTTGATACCTTCTTTATTATACCATACTTTTCTGCAATGTCAAGTAGTCCATAATATCTATCTAATCCTTTATCATATGTTAAAAGAACATCCACTATTCTATTCTCTTTTGTTAATCTAGATTTATGTGTTTTACAATGTATGATATTACCAATTACTACGTTACCAACCTTTTCCTTTTTCTTTGACAAAAATAATATAGTTGATGCTGCATATTTTAAACCAGATCCTCCACCCATTTCTTTAGTAGGAAACATCGACCCTATTTGATCATAAGTATGATTTGTTACAATCATAGGAATTCCCGCTCTTGCAAGTCTCAAAGTTAAAACTCTAAAAGCTCCTTTTAAAGCGGGGGCTCTTGTCATATCTCTTTTATCAGAACCACTAGTAGTGTCTTCCATCTCTTTAGTAGTTGACAAATTGCCCAAAGAGTCTAGACACATTAACAATGGCGTTTTTTCTGATTCCTTTTCATATTCTGCTATGATTTTTGAACATTGATTTGCAAATTCTTGAACTGTAGTTACAGGAATAACTAAAAATCTATCAGTAGGAACTTCTCTGGCATCCAACATCGCTTTTGTTACTGCAGATTCACTTTCAAAATATATAACACTACTTTCTATATTATTATCAAGAAAATGTTTACATATACCAAGTGTGAAAAAAGTTTTACCTGTTGAACTTTCTCCCGCAATAGCGGTAATCTTATTAGATGGTAACCCACCCCTTATATCTCCTGATAAAAGTGCATTTAAAGTGTAACATCCTGTATCCACATATTCATCTATGTCTGCAGTATCTATTCCTTCGACCGCAATCGAAGCATATGGATTGTCCGCAATAGTTTTTGCTCTACTCAAAAATGTCATAATTATTTTTCCTTAATTAATTTTCGTACTTGATTAAAAAGTCGTTTTTTATTGTGCCTTCTATCCAATTCTACATTAAACTCATCACGAGCAAATGCTTCATTTTGTTTTTTTGTCATGGATTCAATATTTACTTCAGCTGGTTCAATTTCTATTGGTTCATGATTTATAGGTATTTTTGGTTTTTTTGTGGATTCAGTATAGCCACTTCCAATAAACCAAGCTTTCATTTTATTTAATATATTCATTTTTTCCTTTCATCAAAAAAAATTTTCTAATGTTGATTTTCTTTCAGTTTCCCATCCAATAGTATCAAGAATGATTTTAAGTGGATCAAGAAATGATTTAGTAAATTGTAAGTCATAATCTATGTATTTTTCCAGTTGAAATTCTTTAGGAAATGTATTTAACATAGCAATGACATTAGCTGTTGTAGGATTTGGTACTTTAAGATAGGTATATTTAATTTTTTCACCTTCTTGAATAACTTGATATTTTCTTCCCAAACTATTTTTGCGGATCATATCATTATATATGATTGCTCCACGAATATGAAGTGGAGTTCCTTTTTTCCAAAGTTGATTAGAATCATAATATTTATTAACTCCTTGAACTGACCTTGGAAAAGAAATTTCTTCTATTGGAAGATTTTTAAAATTCCCTTTAAACTCTTCAATGAAATCCAATAACGTTGATTCATCCTTATTCATAATAATGCTAATTGCATCTCTCAATTTATCACGACACGCAGAAGGAGTTGATGATTTAACTGCCTCAATGCCCATCATTTTAATTTTAGGTTCTTTGTAGCGAACACCCTCATTATCATAAACATTCAACATATATCTTTTTTTAGATGTCCAAATGCCTTTATCTGAAAGTCCTTCGCGCTTCATAAACATTTTCTGTTCATAAGCATTCATATATTCAAATAAATTCTGAAATGACTCATTAATCACTTCCTGAATCTTACCCTCACATACTTTATCAAGAAAATTAATAACTTTTTCTTTGTCAATTTCATCTTTAAATACGCTATTAACCAATTTATCAAGAACCACATAAATTGAATCTGTATCACTAGCAATAACATAATCCTTATTCTCAGTTTTTAATAACTTATTTAAGAAATTATTAACATCTCTCTCAATCCATTGAATAGTTAATTGTCCAGATTTAGTGACCGCCTCCGCCTGTCTAGTATCATAAAAACGAAAATATTGATTACCCAACGCTCCATATGCAGAATTAAGTGAAACCTTTTTCGCCATTTGTAAATTTTTAAATTTATCTACTCTATTAGAAATTGCTTTAGTTTTATTTTTCTCATATTCTATTAAAGCATCTATCATTTGCTTCTTATACTGAACACGATCATCATACATATTCTGCATCATTTTTGGAAGAAACCCATGAATATCTCTTCTAAAAAAGTGTCCATTCGCTGCCATACACAAATTATATTTCTTCAAAATAGAAGAATCTATTTTACGATTTAATAAATTATCAACAGTTATTTCATTCTTTAATTTTTGAATATCTGCTGGTAACTCACCAGTTATTAAAGTTTCTGGTGAAATATTATATTGCATAATAAGATGTGGATACAAACTATTCAAATCAAAAGAAACAACCCAATCATGTCTTCCAATTTGTGGATCTTTTACATATGCTCCCGCATATGCCTGATCTTTAAATTTTCTTTCTTTTTGTGGAATAACAATGTCATTTTGTCTTAAATAATTAAAGGTGAGAATATCCCACATTCTTACTTGTTTAAACACATCATCATAATTTGTTTTTCCATCATAAGCAAGAACGACAGCCTGTTCAACTAATTTCTTTTTTTCCTCAATCTGTTCAATCAATTCTACATCTTTAATATTATAATCAATAAACTTTTGATGATCAAGTCTATAAAGTTGATGTAATGTATCATATTCGGAATAATCTAATTTAGCCTCTCCCAATTCAACGTTAGCAATATGATCAAGTCTATAAGATTCTTGATTGACTAAGGTAAATTTTTTGTATAAATCCAAATAATCAAGTACTGAAATACCAGTTAGATTATATGTCTGGTGAAATTTTCCTCCAAGACCCATAACTTTTGATTCTCTAACAAAGTTCCAGGGCGATAATTGTTTTATATATTTTTCACCAAACAAATTTACAAGTCTATTCACAATATATGGAATATCAAAAAACTTAATATTCCATCCAGTTATAATATCAGGTGATATTCTTTTCCAATGTTCTACAAATGCATAAATTAATTCTTTCTCTGATTCACATTTAATATACTCAATATCTTCTCTTGTATTATTATAATCTCCACAACCAATTACAATAAAATCTTTTCCACATTTCATTGATATTGCGGTGATCTCTTCTTTTGCCTCTTCCGGTTTTGGGAATCCATGTTCAGAAGCAACCTCAATATCAATATACATTAATTTAATTTGATTAAAATCATATGTAATTGTTTTGGGATATTCATCAGAAAGATGACAATACATCCAACTAGTATATCCGTAGATTTCAAAATTTTCTACAGTATCATACTTATTCATAAACTCTTTGGCATCAGCAATGTTTCCAAATTTCATTTTGGATACTGATTTTCCACTAAGAGTTTTATATTTTGATTTTTCTTTTGAAGGGATAAAAAGTGTTGGAGCGTATTCTATCTTATTTTTAAATGGTTCTCCATTCTCAATACCACGCTCAAGAACAAAGTTTCCATACTGTGAAACATTTGTATAAAATTTCATTTATGTTTTTTATGTGTATTTCTAGTGTGCATAATATATTATATCAAATAGAAGACTCTTTGTCAAGACAATAAAATCTTTTTAGATTCCCATAAGGCCTTTGACATATTTTATTTTTCCTTTTTGCTTTAAGGCTGTTAAACAATTCCCTCGATTTGATCCATCTCTTTTATAAGAACAATGTATCCATCCTGAATTAGGATCTACACCATTA